TAACGGCGAAGTCAGCAAGATCGAAAAGGACTCCGCGAACCCGCATTTCAAGAACAAATACGCCAGCCTTGACCATATCATCGACGAGATCCGGCCTATTCTTACCAAACATGGACTCTCGATCATCCAGATGCCGGGCGGCGACGGTGAAAAGTTCACAATGTCCACGCTACTGATTCACGAATCCGGCGAATGGATTGAATCGGACCCGATCGTGATGCGCCCGGTCAAGAATGATCCGCAAGGAATCGGGAGCTGCGCCACATATGCGAGACGGTATTCGCTGGCCGCATTCCTCTCGCTCAACACTGGGGAAGATGACGACGGCAACGGTGCTTCTCAGACGCCCACAACGACCATACAGACGCGTCAGACACCTCCGCAGAGTGGTAACAGCCAGCCGCCATCACAACCTGCTAGAACGGCTCAGAGTTCGTCTAACGGCGGAAGCACAACGGCTCGAGTGTATAAGCTTCGCGAAGAAATGGGATGGGGCTGGAACGATCTGAACCAGTTCGCCTCTGATGTACTCGGTCGAGAGGTGAAATACCTCAAGAACGACATTAAGGGCGATGCAGAGTGGAAGATGATCGAGGACGCCTTGATCCACACCAAAGAGCAAATGGTGATGCAGTGATGGGAAACAAGGTAAATCATAAACGCGGTAAGCCGAAAGCGCGCGATCGGGGCCGCATTAAACCGGAAGTATACGAAGCTGCTCTTGAACGGGCCGGGGGATGCTGTGAAAAATGCGGCTTTCCCCGAACGTCACGAGACGAACGCAAATGGGGTTTAGAGGCCGCCCACCTCGAACGTAGATGGAAGCTTGCCGAGACTACGGTAAACGACATCGCGATGCTTTGCGGTCCGTCTGTGAACTCAGGAACGTGTCACCATGAAGTGGATTATACCGCAGCCGGTAGAGAATGGGCTGCAGCGTATCGAGAGCGATTGTATGCAGAGCAGAAAGAGATTGGGTGAACGGCCGAAGGCCTTCGATTCGACCGCAATACTCAGCCGAAGGCGGAGGCCGAACCCCCTATTTGAAAGGAGAATCCATATAAATACCATGAATGAGCAAATACGCGAACCTATTATTGATGTCGAAAGAGGAACAATTCAATTTCACGGCGGTCCAGAGATGCTGATCGTACCAAAGACGCTAGATATTTCTGTGGAAAAGTTTTTTGATTTAGAAATGCCGGAATGGCTCCGTCAACTCCTAGACGAGAACCAAGCACAGGCGAAGGAAATTGAGCGGTATGCCGATTGGGAGAAATCCGTAAACACAGCATTGGGTTATGCCACGGAACTCCAATCCCTTAGAGAAGAAAACGCACGATACCGGGAAGCGTTGGAATGGTATGCAGGCGGTCGTATTTATTCCAACGATGATGGAAAGCGCGCCCGTAACGCACTCATAGGAAGCCAAAAGGAAAAGGAATAAGACTTTATAAACCCTTATACGGCTCGGGGCTATTCGGTCGATACGAAGGCGGCATAGCCGCGAAAGGATGAAAACATTGACTACAGCTACTTTTTACAACAACGGATTTCTAATTAAGGAACATACTCGTAAGGATATTTGCAGTGAGCTATCGATGTTCGCTTGGACTGTCACGAACATCATGCTGAATATCGACCGAAAAAACGGTGAGTATGTGACGGATGAAGTCACTGGTTACGGTCGCTTTATCTTCAACCATGAGAATCCAGCACTTGCACACATTTTCTCCATTGCAACACAGATGCTCCCGGTATGGGCAGAGAAATACGGATGGAACGATTTCGTGAAAATTATAGCGAAAGATGAACTGCTCATGCCGAAGGCCATCGAAACGACCGAATCCTCTTAACAAAGTGGAGGCTGTATCAGGTTTAGAAACAAAGGAATAGGAGGTGTTCATGTGTACGTGATTCAGTTTTGTTCTAAATGCGGACAACGATACAACTCAACTAGCGTAACTTCAACACTCTGTTACTCATTTAGGCCACAGATCGTTGTAACAGTTTCCAATACAACAAAATGAATATTGTGGAACATGGGAGGTTCCCCTATGAACATCCAAAAGGGAGACAAATACACGGAAAAAGAACAAGGCTATACCATTAAAATCTTAGAGATTGATCGAGATATGGTACAAGTTCATAACCCTTATGGGAAGCCTTGGATGCCGATGAGTTTGTTGGTGAGGAAGATCAGTTAACGGCCTCCGCTACGCTGAGCAATTCGGTCGCATCGAGGGCGCTTGCAGCGCAAAAGAAAAAGGAGGAGATCATTATGAAGAACGATTATGAGATTCGAGGGGAAGTTACTGCGATTTTCATTTATCGACCAAAACATGGAGCATTGGAAACTTTAATTAGCACAAATAAATTAGAACTCGCTAAACAGTTTCCAAACATATGGTACCCGTATTGGAGCGAAGAAAATCAATCTTTCTACGTTTACGGAAATATAACTTACGAAAGAGGAAAAAAGAAGACTGTTCAGTTGCATAGATGGGTGTCGGAAGTTCCTGCAGGATTGTTTGTAGATCATAAGGATCACAATACTTTGAACAATGTTGATTCTAACTTAAGGATTGTGACAGCATCCGGTAATTGTCAAAACAGAAATGGAGCGCGGGTTGATAGCTCATCTGGCGTACGCGGAGTGTATTGGGACAAATCTAAAAATAGATGGCGTGCACTTTGCACGATAAACGGACAGAAAAAATATCTTGGTAGATTCAAAACAATTGAAGAAGCAGAAATAGCAGCAATCGAAGGTCGTAGGAAATACCTGCCCTTCTCTCCGGAAGCTGGTTAATAACATAATTTCTAAAAAATGTGAAAGGAGGTTGGAATGTGGCCCGAAAAGTCTTTATCTCAAGCGCTATGTCTGCGGATGAAACACTGGATGAGATAGCCGAGATCGAACCATTATCCGCCATGATGTGGCCGTGGTTCCTGACTTACTTTGACGATTGGGGGCGGGCGAAAGCGTCCCCGCGAGAGATCAAAAACAGTGTGTTTCAAGCGAACCCACTGGTCACGATCGACCTGATCAAAAAGACGCTGCAGTTATACAATCCCAAGCTCATTCGACTGTACGAAGTAGATGGCAAGTGGTACATGTGCATCCCTTCGGAAAAATGGTTTAAGTTTCAGACGCATATCCGAAGCAGCAAACGGGAGACGGATGCAAGCAAAATCCCGGCCCCGCCTGATGTTACACCTGATAACGACAACAGCGCGCAAATGCGCGAAGTTGCGCGAGGTATCGCTGAGGTTGCGGCGAGTGCGCGTGATTGCACACCTTCACCTTCACCTTCACCTTCTCTTTCACCTTCACCTTCAAAAACAAATGATGATTATGATAATCGGCACAGCCGACAGAACGTGTTTGGAATGTTTGAGGCTGAGATTGGTCAACTAACGCCGATGGTTCGAGAGAAGCTTATTTCATGGGAAGAAGATTACGGTGAATTGTGGGTAAAAAAAGCAATCGAAAACGCAGCGATCTCCAGCCAGGATAAGAGAAACATCAAATACATCGAGGGAACCTTACGAAATTGGGAAAAGACGGGTCATCCTGAGCCATGGACATTGGACAAGCCACACCAGCAGCGATCGGCAAGTGTAACGCCATTAAACCGAACGAAAACAGGCAAGCCGAGTCCGCAGGTAGCAAAAGGAACACCGGCTCAAATGTCGGATGAGGAGTTAGCCCGCATCCGCTCCCTCGCCCGCAAGCTGCAGGAGGGCTAAACGGACGGAAAGGGTGACGACCAGATTGATTGAGGTTAAATCATTTACGGATCGCAAAGGGAACAGGGTAGTGGTTGGCGATACCGTAGGATACTTCGGACAAAAGAACGACATGAGAGCATCGGGGAAAGTGAAGCGCATTACGAAAGCCGGCTATCACATTGCGATACACATCGAGGGTCTACGGAGTCCCTGGTACAAGCCTTGGGTTGAGAAGGTTTCACCGAATGGCTCCGAAACGACCGAAATACACAAGCCGAATAAGAGGGTTTAGATTATCTAGCGATGATGGAGGGATTGGGATGACACGAAGTCCGCTGATTTGGTTCGGCGGTAAAAGTAAGTATGCCGAACACATCATAAACCGGTTTCCACAACATCGCGTGTACGTCGAACCATTCGGCGGAGCTGCGCATGTAATCGCACAAAAGCCGCGAGCGGCACATGAGGTATACAACGATATCGACGGGAATGTGGTCAACTTTCTCTTGGTAGCCCGTTCGGATCCCGAGAGATTGCAAAAGGCTTGTGAGTCCATTCCCTATAGTCGCGGGCTTTACGAAACGTGGAAGAGGGAACCGCTACCGGACGACCCCTTTGAACGAGCGGTACGATTCTTCTACATGAACCGTTCGGGAATATCACAAGGAAATGCCAAGGGCATCGCTAACACTGGTTGGAGGCACAGCACTAAGTCCGGTTCCAATCCGGCAACTGGGTATATCAGTGCTTGCCAACTGTTTGAATCGTTTGCCGATCGGATGAAATGCGTGATGATCGAGAACGACGATTTTCGGACCATTATCCCAAAGTACGATAGCGGTGAAACGCTGTTTTATGTGGACCCGCCATACATTAACCGGGAAAAGTATTACGCGCTAACGGACGATGACCGAAAGAATCCGAACCAACTTCACACGGATTTAGCCGCGCTTTTGAAAAACGTCAAGGGGAAAGTTGTCCTCTCTTACTACGACGATCCAATGCTTGACGAATTGTATGATGGTTGGTGGCGCGAAACCTTCACCGCATATAAGCAGGTTGTTGGCGGCGATGGATTAGGTTCTGAAGCAGAGGAATTGCTGCTGATGAACTTCAATAACGGACAAATGACACTGTTTTAGGAGGACCAAATGAACTTAGTGGACGCATACGTGACAAAGGTATTAGGCGAACCGCAATACATCGACAAATACGCAAACGAAGGCGTGACGTGGTGGCAAGTACCGGTCGAGTGCAACAGTTACGGAGTTTTGAGCGAAACGATGCTCTCGTTCAATACGGAAGAAGAGGCAAAAGCCGTAGTAAGAGGGCACCACTTCTTATGCTAGAGGGCCGAAGGCCATCGTCCCGACCGAATAAGCGCGAGCCGAAGGAGGGTTTAATCAATGTCATCAAGACACAGTTACGAACGCAGTGACACAAACCGCGAACAAAAACCGGATAAACTCATCGCCACACTGACCACAGTTAACCTAACCGACGAACAAAAGCAATACATCGACGGACACCGCAAACTACTGGATCGGGGAAAGATCACACGCTCCACCATCGCCAAGAAGCTGGGCATCACCCGGCTGATGTTGAATCACTATCTCCAGCAGAAAGCCGAATGGTCGCCGATGGAAAAGAAAGGTGGGGTAGGCGCATGAACCGCAATGACCGCAGGGAACTCCACAAACGAATCAAGCACATGGATCACCACGAATTCAGCAAATGGCTCGATGATTACGCGAATGATGTGTACCACCTTGCCGCCAAGCATGCGGAACTCGCTATGGAATTCTGTGGCATCGGCGAAAAACGGCAAGTGCCCATCGCGGAGGCGTGGAAACGCGCCATCATGTACGACAACATTCCGCTGAGAGAGGAGAAGCAAGCATGAGCGTGATCGAGCCGCAAAAGTGGGAGAGAGCGATCCTGGACAATCGGCGCATTTATGCCAATCTGACGGACGCCGAGTTTATTGCATGGTTTGCCAAAAAGTTCCCGGCAGTCACGGAGAAGCAAGTAGCAGCCGTCTTACACCACTACAAGGCAGGTGAGAGTGCATGATTCGACGCACAAACACGTTTCTCAAAACCAAGTATCTGCCGAAGTACAAAGGCCGCATCTACGGCAAGCCGCTGGCATGGGAAGAAATGCTTGTCATACGTGCCACGATTAAGGGCTTACAGTGGGTGAAGGTATGAAGCAGCAGATCATCGTCAACAACATGCCGCCCAATCTGAACGAGTACCGGAACATGCATTACCGCGAACTCGACAAGCAGAAGAAAGAGTGGGAGAAAATCGTCTACTGGATCGTGAAGGAGCAGAAGATCAAACCTGTGTCCGGGCCCATTCGTCTTACATATCGGTTTTGGTTCAAGGACCGACGCGAGCACGACCCCGACAACTACGCATGCTGCGCCAAATTTTTAAACGATGGATTAGTAAGCGCCGGCATTCTGCAGAGAGACAACTTTGACCACATCCCACAGTTTCGCGTGGAGCAAGGCGGCATCAACAAGCAGCCGTATATCATGATCGAGCTCGAAGAAATTGCCAATGAATCGGAGGTGAGCGCATGAACAAACCCATCGCCCATATCTGCTGGATCGAAGATGGGGAAGAGAAATCTATCGGGGTATATGACCAACAATTGCTTGATGGGTTAACTGGAGAATTGAGAAGCGAAAATCTGTGCTATTGGGTGTGTATGGAGAGTATGAAGGTGGATATACCGCGCAATACGTCGTGAGAGCGAATATAAGCCTCGTAGAGACGTTTTAGCGATTGGAATGATAATTTATACATCCGAAGTAAACGAAGGCGCAGAAACGAAAATAGCGAGGTGTAGTAAATGGAAAAGGTGAAAGAGTTCAACATCGTTGACATCGATGGTTGCGAATTTATCAGCACAAAAGCAGTCGGCAGAGCAATGATATCGTTCCATTACGATGAGGCTGGGTGCGAGACCGGCGATATACTCGTTGTCTATCCGGATGCATCTTGGAAGGTTGTTGACTGGCAGAAAGCACAGAAACACATAGACAGTGGAGATTGGACAGTGTATCGCTAAGGCCGAACGGCCCTCGGATCGACCGCATCACCCAGCGATAGCGGGGGCCGTAAAAAATCATTCAAGGAGTTGATACTCTTGACCAAGGTAACCAAGATCAGCGACTTCAAACCCAAACCAAAGCCGTACAACCACTTGGAAGTCATGGCCATCAAAGCCCACCCAGAACTACGCAAATACAAGAACGTCACCCCGCCGAATCATCACCCGCCCAACAATGCATCTTGACACAAAATGTTGCAGTAAATATGGAATAATGTAGGCAAATATGGTATCATAAGAGTATACATTTATAATAGAAGCGGAATATCATTTTAGGAGGTAATTTTGTGACAATCGAACAACTGAAACAAGATATTGCGGAACTGGAAAAGCAAGAAGCCGACATACTCGGCCAAGACACGATCGACCAGGACAAGCTGAACATCGTCCGAAACCGTCTGAGCGAACTCAACTACGAACTGGAGCAGCTGGAACAATCACAGAAAGCCGAGCAAGCGCATCAAGAGCGCGTGGTGCAAGCAACGGACGAACTGTCGGACGTGATCGATCATTTGGACGTGGGAGATGGCCTGACACTCCGCAACTACATCGACAATGAATCGGACTACCAAGTGGTGACCATTGCCATCAAGCAAGCGGTAAGCGCCAAGATCGCCGCATTCAGCGAAACGATCAAGGGCTATGAAGAGCGCGAGGCCGACTTCCGCAAACAGATCGGCATTCTCCAGCAACAGGCGCAAGAGAGCCACGTTGATATGCTGCAGCTGGTCGACGAAAAAGCCGACCTCAACAACAAACTGTTTAACGCTGGCAGCGAGCTTGATAAAGCAAAAGCAGAGATTGAATCGCTCAAGTCGCAGCTGACCGCGATGTCGAAGACGGCCACAGCCACAACGGAACTGAGCGCAGAAGAGCGAGCCAAACGGGTGCTCGAGAAGAAAGCCGAGATCACCGTTTACAACGTGCGGCCGAACCGCGAGATCAACCCGACCGAGTTTACGGCAACACTGGCGGCAACCGGGCAGGACATCACCTACAACTGGGTGCAGAAAGGCCGGTATATCGTCGTGGATGAAACCACGGCAAGCCAGTTTCGCACAGAGTATGAAGCCGCCACTAAGCCCGTGGAAGAAAATCCTGTACCGGATCAGCCATTGGATAGCAGCATCCCCTCCATCCCGGACGTAGCGCCAGTTGGTGAACAGTTTCCCCAAGCGAATCCAGTGGGATCCGATGCAGTACAAACATCCGAAGCTGTGGATCAAAGCGCAGGAGAAAATGATGCGGTCAGCCGAGCAGAGTTTGAAGCGCTCAAAGCCGATGTAGCTGTTTTGAAATCGCTGGTGCATGGGACAGTGGAGGCGGCGTAATGGCTAATCCGACACAAGACGAACTGTACGCGGTCGAAATATATGGGCACCTTCTCAGCGGGTTTAGTCCCGACAATGAAGATCGCAAATGGGACTTGAATAATATTGACGCGACAGCATGGTTCACAGGGTTGGCGAAGGCTTGCGCGTTGGTTTTCAACGAACTGACTGACGATGATAAGAACGCGATTGAATGGACGCATATTGCACAGAATCTTTTGATTCAATCCATGATGCAAAAGAAAGACGCAGCATAAGAGGGCCGAACGGCCTCCGAGACGACCGCATCACCCAGTGAGTGGAACGAACGGGGGCCGTAGCCCGGTTTCCCATATGGAGGGGAATGCAAGATGTGGAAAGTCGAGCAACGAGAAACCCGAAAAAGAGGGCCAATTCTTTCGGAAAACTTACGCAGAAAATTAGTAGATATGGCGAAAGAAGAACGGGACAAGAAAAGAAAACTAAGCGAAGCCTTACACCAAGCGTATATGCAAGGTTTACAAAGTTGGGATTGAGAGGAGGTAACCACATGAGGCGATTCCTCAAACGATTATTCTGCAGACACAGCAACATATTGGTATCAAGTGCAGGTTACCATTGCCGCGAATGCCAAAAAAAGATCATGGATTAGTTTCGGACAATGTCCGGCATGGCAACCGAAACTAAACTAGGAGATGGTCCGGCATGGCTGACTGGAGGAGTACCTACAACGACCTCTGCAAAGAGATCGAGATATTGGAGCTCAGGGCGAGTGATCTTGAGTTTCAGATGAAGTTAGCGAGGAAAGTCTGTTTTCGCGGATTCGTGACCGATCAATACAGCCGCATACCGCTCGATAAGGCGCTGAACAACTACGATGCTGTGAAAGATGAGCTCAATACGGTAGATGCGATGCTCGAGCATAAGAAACACACCAAGCGCCAAATTGAGCAGAAGATGAGTGAGTTTGACGGACTGGAGTACCAAGTGGCCTATCGCCGGGACGTATTACGGCACCCGCTGGACAAAATTGCCGATGACCTTGGGTATAGCTACAACTGGATCATGAAGGTGAGCGCACGAACCACATACCGCGCAAAAGGCAGAAAGAAGGCAGAAACGGCTTGAAAAATCGTGATATGATGATATCAGGTTAGTTCATGCCGGACGAGCCGACAGGGCGGGTGGTAGCCCATAAGCCACCAATAGGGATCGGGGGTTTCCCGGTCGGGATAGAGCGCCCCGTATCCTCCGTGTTGGAGGATACGGGGCGCTCTTTGCTTTTGCACCGTAGGTGCCATCGACCGCGACCGAATAGGCTCAGGCTTCGCCGGGGGCCGGATATGGATATTCTTATCTTAGTATTAACCTTTATCATCACACTAATCGTACTCAGGCTTTATTGGCTATGGATGATCAAAAAGGAGAGAGGTGATAGAGATGGCTGATTTGAGACCGCAAATAATGCTATTCATCACGGAGTATCTGAAAAACGGCAATAATGCGACTCACGCCGCTATCGCTGCCGGATACTCCGAAAAGACAGCCGCAAGCCAAGGCAGTCGATTGTTAAAGTCTGTTGAAGTTCAACAGTATCTTAACAAAACTGAACAGAATCTTAACAAGGACTTGCGCCTGATGTTTGCAGAAGATGCTGTCAAGGCATATAACGTGTTGCTTGACATCATGCAGGACCCGGCTTCTCCGCCGAAAGAAAGGTTAACAGCGGCGAGAGATTTACTCGACCGAGCCGGCTACAAACCAACGGAGAAAGTAATCGCGGATGTGAGTACAGAAGGAAACTTAACCGTCGTATTCGATCCAGCGATGGGGAGTTAACATGGCAACCATTGTAATTCCCTATAAGCCCCAACCACGACAAGTCAAGTATCATCAGGCCAAGGATATTGACGAACTCCTATATGGCGGCGCAGCTGGTGGAGGCAAATCCGAAGCCACGATATGGGACGCGCTGAAATACGCCCTTCAATACAAGGGAAGCCGTCAGATTATATTCCGTCGGACGTTCCCGGACCTGCAGCGCTCCATCATCATGCGGACGTTACAGACTTACCCGAAGCAACTTGGCAAATACAACCAGTCGAAGCACGAATGGACATTTATCAACGGTTCGGTCATAGAACTCGCTTACTGGGACAATGACAGCAACTACATGAACTACCAGGGCGCCGAATACGATGTGATCCGTTGGGAGGAGCTCACCCAATTCGAGGAACGCTGGTATGTTTACATGCTCTCTCGATTGCGGTCAGGCGGCAACGATTACCCGAAATCAGTGAAAAGCACAACCAACCCCGGGGGAGTGGGTCATTCGTGGGTTAAACGACGTTTCATTGACGTGGGCGCACCGGAGCAGGTTCACATGGTCCCGGTTACCGATGACAATGGCAATCATCTCTCCTATCCGCCGCAGCATCCAAGAGCAGGGGAGCTTGCATATAACCGTGTGATCTTCATCCCGGCTAACGTGTACGATAATCACGCGCTGATGAACAATGACCCAAACTATCTCATGCGTCTTCTTGCTCTGCCTGATAACGAGCGCAAACAGCTGCTCGAAGGAGACTGGGACACATTCGCCGGGCAGTATTTCAACGAATTCAGCCGATCAGTGCATGTGATCGACCCATTCCCCATCCCACACGACTGGAAACGATACAGAGCCATGGATGAGGGATATAACGATCCGTTTGTCTGCCTGTGGTTCGCCATTGACCGCGACAATAATTGTTACCTGTACAGAGAGTTTGTGAAAACGAAACTTCTGAGCCATGAACAGGCGGATGAAGTGATAAAGCGGACACCGGATAACGAGAAGATCGATTACAGCGTGGCCGACACATCGTTTTGGAACGTCGGCAAGCAGTCGGGGGAAGCTCCGTTTGAGATATTCGCCAAGAAGGGCGTGCCGATGATACAGGCTACGAAAGAACGTATCAACGGCTGGAAACGCATGAGGGAATGGATACATGTATTTGATGACACGGATCCGGTGAGTGGGGAGAGATTCAAGAACAGCAAACTGAAGATATTCTCCAACTGCCTGCATGCCATTGAATCCATACCTTCGATGATTGTAGACGAGGTTCATCCCGAGGATATCGAAGATCACAGTTTGGATCATGTGCCGGATGCCATGCGCTACTTCTTTATGAGCCGACCGAGCCCGACCGAGCAGAAAAAGGTCCACCCCGATAACAGCATGGAAGCGATAGTACGCCGTAATATCGCCAACATGGGCAAGAAGAAAGCGAGGCTGAGTGCATTGTGACAATCGCTGTCGTAATATTAGCCATGATCATCATCTATCAGGGCGTTATCGGTTACATGAACAAACGCGAATTGATCCTTTTGGTCAAGGATTCGCACGATCTGCTGCAGGAAGGTATGGGAAACTGGCAGACGGAGCGCCAGCAATTGCTTGACCGTATCCAAGCCGGGAGCTTTGCCGAGTACAAGACGCAGGAAGTTCGAGTAATCAAAGCGCAGTCAGGCGAGAAAGAACCGCCGAAGATTGAGCCATTATAGGAGGGATAGCATGAAACTCTATCGATACACATGCGGTGATCACGACAAATTAGGCGTGGCCGAGGATGAACAGGATGCATACGAGCGCAGGACAGAGGTTGACCCATCTTTCCACTATCTGCCCGTTGTGGTGGAGGAAATGAAGCTGGATGGCTATGAGATCACGGTCAAGTCAACCGATGGTACAGAAGCATCGAAACGCGGAGGACGCAAGGCACAGGCCTAAGCGTCTTTTTTTCTTTTGGAGGGAGGTGAACCGTGGCTAAGGCGGATGCAGTAAAAGAGAAAGTGAACGACAGCACCGACGAGAACAAATTGACGCCGAATAAGGTCCTTGATATGTTCCGTACCGCCGAGGATTGGAACGACATCCGGCAGATCATGGTCAATGTGAATTACTTTGTCGGCAACCAGTGGATCGGGTGGAACCGGGCTGAGAGAAGAATCCAACTCTTGCCGGTGTATGACAATCAGGAGCGGATCACCTTAAACAAGATCCGTCCGAGAGTTATGACGTTACTCGCCAAGCATACCAAGAACAAAATCAAATATGATGTCATTGCCTCATCTACGGAACAAAAGGACATTGACGCAGCCAAGGGCGCGCATAAGTTTCTGCAGTACCAGTGGCAGGAGCTCGGATTCACCACCAAGACGCGGGATATCTTCCTCAACATGCTCATCAAAAAACGATGTTGGGTGAAAACGTGGTTCGATGCCGAAGATGGCGACGATATCACGCCGACCGAGGAAGATGGCGAGCTATACGAGAAGTGGTCACAGGGAGACAAGAAGCCCATTCGAACCGGCGTCATCAAGGCGAGGGTATGCGACCCGCTGACGATCTTTTCTGATCCGGCAGCTACAACCGAAGATGAAATCCGTTGGATCATCGAGCGCAAGGCGAGAGATGTCGACGAGATATACGAGGAATACGGTGTCAAGGTAACACCTGATGCCGGCATCGACTACCTAAACTCGTATGATCTGACCCGCGTCAATTCAGACGGCGTAGGAGCCAACGAGAGCGCACGGAAGAAGAACATGGCGCTGGTCTATGAACTGTGGTATAAGCCTTGCAGGAAATACCCAAAGGGCGCGAAAATCACTGTTGCCGGGAATCAGGAACTGGACTACAGCGAGGAATCAGGTGAACTTCCGTATACGTTGTTCGGTTACATACCCATTCCCGGTAATCTCAACTTTGATGCCATCGTAACCGATATGATCCCGGTTCAGCGCGGCATCAACATCAAACGATCGATGATGGCGACTCATGCCAAGCGATTGGGTAACAGTCTATGGTTGATCCCGTTAGGCTCAGGCGTGGACGAAGAGGAACTGACCAACGAAGAAGGCGGATTTGTTCACTACAATGGCGTGAATGGACTCAAACCGGAACGCGCGCAGGCACCGGATATCCCATCGTTCTACGACCGTGACTTAGCCCACGACAACAACGATATGGATGATATGTCGGGAGCGCGTGAGGTCTCGCAAGGCACGATGCCACAGGGACTCGATACTATGGGCGGTTTGCAGATCATGGTCGAGCAGGAGAATGAGAAGCTGACCGTAGGTGCTCAGAATTATGAGCAGGGCATGAAAAAAGTGATGCAGCGTATTCTCCGGCTGATCAAGAAACATTACACCGAGGAACGGCAAGGACGAATCCTGGGCGAGGACAACGAAATCGAAATCATCGCGTTCAACGGGTCAGACTTGACCGGGGACGAGGATATCACGGTTGTCGAGGGCAGTTCTCTCCCCGAGATGAAATCTGCTCAGCAGGAACGCATTATGACCATCTGGAAAGAGGGTGGAATCGTCAAAAAAGACGGTACACCGGATGCAGAGAGATTCCTCCGCTTGATGGATATGGGCGATGCCAATGCCGCGTATGACCAGAACCAGCTGGACGAAAACAAGGCGAAGATGGAGAACAAATTCTTCGAGGATATGGCCGATAACCCGGATATGTTCAAGGTGTACGCCCAGTGGATGCAGCAAAAGCAACAGGCCGAAGCCATTAACGCTGAATTGCAGAGTCAAGGACAGCAGCAAGGGATCGATGTCAGTGCACACATGGAGCCCATTCCACCTGCGCCGAAAGGTGTGCCTGTGGTGAGGGATTTCCATGATCATGATGTACACATCTACAACCATAACACGTTCCGCAAGAGCAATGAGTACGACGAACTACCGGATGAAATGCAGAAGATGGTGGATGCTCATGTAAAGGAACACGAGGACATGATGAGTCAGTCTCCTCAGGCACAGGCCATGAACGCTCAGGCGCAAGCGCTGCAGCAGGAAAACGAGTTGAAACAGCAGGACTTACAACTAAAAGCGCAGGGGCAGCAGACGGACGCTCAACTCGCCCAGCAGAAAATAGCGGCCGAGGCACAGCGCAGTCAGTCCCAGGTTGGCGTAGCGCAGTTAAAGGCGCACGCCGACATTGTGAAGCAGTCCCTGCAACATCAGCACGAAGCTCAGATGGCGCACATAACCGCCGACCGTCAACTGGGTAACGCGGCTGCTTTGGCTGAACAGTCACATGGTCACACGATACAAAATGCTCAAATAAGCCATGGGCAGCAGATGGAACGAGACAAGCAAAATAAAACGAAATCAGGGCAGGAGTAGACAGTCTGCTGCCCTAAAACTCACCGGGCGTTAATGATACGTGGCCGCCGCACGTAGGAGGAAATGGATATGCGTATACGGTTACATCCCCTCTTCAATGAAGACGGGGCTATTGGTGCTGAATCGGGCGTAGATACCGCACCCGCCGCCGAGGTGCAGACAAACGGAACTTCTGCTGACCAACAGGGCGTTGATACACAGGCTGCCGCCGAGCCGGAAAAGCAGAATAACTTCGAGAAAGCTTTTGCCAAACGTCTTGCTGCTGAGCGAGAGAAATGGCAGAACGAAGTAAGCGAGAAATACAAGGACTACGACACGCACAAAGAACTGAGCGACTATTTCCAAAAGATCAACGGAATGGACGCAATGACGTTGAAAGAGCGTGTCGAGATGGAACGGCTGCAGGAGCGAGCTGAGAAAGAAAACGTGTCTCCCGAGGTGTTGAAGCGACTCGATGAACTGGAGGCCAAAGCCGCAAAAGCGGATGAGTACGAAAAGCAACAACAGCAAAATCAGACGTTGCAGGAGTTTGAGAACGGGCTGAAAGAGTTTGCGAAGGATAAACAGCTCGAAGGTAAGCCTGTGGATCACATGGAATTATGGAAGTACATGCACGAAAACGGAATCAGTAAGCCGGAAGCGGCATTTAAGGCAATGAAAGCGGATTTGCTTGAAAAGCAGCTTGAAACTGCCAAGAAAGACGCTGTTGACGAGTATTTAAACTCGAAAAAGGGCGTCAAAGTCGAAGGATCGGCGGGTACAGCGGGTGTTACTACCGTAGATACCTCGAAAATGTCGTGGAAAGATCTGAATAAACACGCCGCTGCCCGATTGGAAGCGTCCAAACAACCACAATAAGGAGATGTAACACATGCCAACTACTTTAAATACCATTGCAGATGCGTTGAAAATCGATTATCTGCCAAAAATTAAGGAAATGGTCAACAACGGCTCGAACTATTTCATCCTCAAACTGATGCAGAATGCTGAGGAAATCCAAGGCGGGGGCAAAAATTTCTCCATCACGCATCACTTCGGCCGCAACTCCGGTGTTGGTGCCGGCACAGAAACAGGTACACTGCCAACTGCAGGCAACCAAGCGTACAAGGCATCGACCGGCAATGTATCCTATATCCACGGTCGCATGCAGGTGTCCAATGCCGCGATCCAAGCTTCCAAGAAGGATTCGGCTACCTACCTCAAAGAGATGGCAGCTGAGGTAAAGGGTTTGACGACAGATTTGCAGAACTACAAACGCCGGGCGATCATGGGAGATGGAACTGGCCGTTTGGCTACATTCGCTGTCAATACATCGGTGAACACGTTGAACGTGGATAATGTGAAGAACTTCTTCACCAACCAAGTCATTGACATCGTGAACTCAGGCGGTACGGTTACGGTAAGCGGACGGACTATTACAGCGATCGATTATGACGCCAAAACGATTACCATTAACGGTGCAGCTGTAACCACAGCCAATACCGATATCGCCGTAAACGCCGGCGCATATGGACTGGACCCGGTTGGACTCGGCAAGATTATCTCCAAAACGTTGACTCTGCAGGGGCTGGACGTAGCAACGTATCCATGGTGGAAGTCTACCGTTATGCAGAATGCATCTTCACCCGGAACTGCGGCTGCAATCTCTGATGCGCGGATCCGGGCTCTCATCGATCGCATTGATATCGTGTCCGGTAAAAAAGTCACATGGCTTGGCACGACTCACGGCGTACGTGCAGCATATGAGGCAGTACTGACCTCACTTAAGCGCTATACCAATCCGATGGAGTTGGAAGGCGGCTACACGGCTCTGGAATTCGATGATATGCCGATGATCGTAGACCGCTATAAGGATGCTCATACGATTTGGGGCGGAAATTGGGACGACATCGCCGTCTATTATACGGCTGACCTCCAGTTCATGGAGGAGGATGGGAGCATGTTTCATCGTGTTGCCAACACGCCGGCATATGAAGCTACAGCGTTCTGCTATGAGACGCTGGTCTGTCACGATCGCACCGCATTCGGAGAGTTGCAGGATATCAGTGTACCAGCTGGATATTAAATTACTCAGGGGGAGCTTCAGCTCCCCTTTATTTTTTGGAGGGTAACATGAACCGTCACTGGAAACGCGGATTTCAAACCAACATGAAGAATGACCTCTACATGGTGGAGGAGCAGCTTCAGGCCTACGATCCCACTTTATACATTATGTACAACCCGGAAACGGACGAACACCTCATCATGGACGGCATTTTAGAGATATCCATCATGAAGATACCACAGAAAGGCTTTGAAACGCTGGACAGCCGCGTTGTAACTCATATCCGTAAGATTCACTCTTACCGGGGATATAATGTTTCGCATGAGTTTAAAGAAGCAGAGGAACGCCGGCAGCGCGAATATGAGAGACAGCAGGATGATTTGATCTACAACTTGGCTAGAGACACAGAAAAGCATGTGAGGAACCTGTAAAGGGTGTGACCATATGGACCTTTCTCAGATTATAGACCGCGTGATGCGTTCTACGAATCACCTATACACCGACCGTTTTCAAATTATCGATTTAATCAACGATGCTCTCAGCAATTTGGTTGATGCAGGAAAATTGAAAAGTACAGCTACGATATCCGTCGTGGCCGGAACCAATAAGTATGCGCTCCCCACCAATTTCAAAGCGCCTGGTATCCTGCAGGATGAGACGGTAATTGATTCCATCCTCCCCTACCAGTTAGTGGATATCAGCGAGAATCGGTACGGCTATGCAATTGAAGCTGGCTATATGTACATTAAGCCGATGCCAACGCAAGACGTGACCTTAACCCATTATTACTACAAATACGCGACTCCGCTCGTTAACGATACAGATATCCCTACAGACATTGACGAACCCTATCACAGCTTACTCGCACTTTATGCAATTGCGATGATTATCCCAACGATGAGGCACGACACATCCACTAGGTATGCAATCAGTGCGCAGAACATGTTCGAAAACAGACAGTGGCAGATGTGGCAGGACGGATTGCAAGGATTCATAAGGGCTAATGCAAGAAAGAATCGAAACAGCCGCGTAACGGAAAAGGTGGTTTGGTGATGAAAACCTACCAATTCTCCGTCTGCGAACAGGTAGATGGCGTATGGACCGAAGTGCCAAACGTCCGTACACCTGCTGTAACCGCCTCTACACCTGTTGAGGCGATGAATCATACGGATGTGCAGTCTTTTATGAGCAATCATCCGACCTATCGTTTTTATAGGCAGGTGAACTAAATGGCAAACATCTACAACGCCGGGCAGCTCGCAACGATCATCAAAGATTTGGCGCGCATGGACCTTGAAGAATTGGGCGCTGACGACGACTCGCAAAACACGGCGATCTTTCGCTTCATGAACATCGTCATGCAGAAAATGGCGCGGATGGCGTACAATGTGGAGTTTTCAGACGCCAAAGCGATCAACAGCGATGGTTATCAGGTTTTTGATCGTAACGAGTCCCCGATCACGGATTTGTTCGAGCCGCTGACGATCGTCGATACCACGCCGCAAGAGAACGAAATGCAGAAGCGCACATCCTACTCCGGGCCAAAAGGATGGTGGAGAGAGTCCAATAACCTCGGTATCCACGTCAGGGGCATTACAAGCGGCTCCTACAAGCTGAAATACATTCGTTACCCGAAACTGGTCACACTCGCCACAGACGATGTGGAAATCCCATCAACAGGCAATGAAGCACTGATTATGGATGTGGTGTCGCTCATCAAACTGGTGCCCAATTCCTATGGCGGATCGGAATTCACCGGAGCACGCGCCAAGCAAGCCTATGGCGGAGTGACACAAGGGGCAGTCTCCGCACGCGGCACCGGAAACAGCGGCCAGCCTCCGGGCCCGAATGATACAGCAGTCGCTAGAGGTGGTGGATAGGATGGCCGTCGATCAACAAAGAGTCGTGGAAATTGACGTGGATACGCTTCTCGGGTTGAACACGGCCTTGCAGCCGACCTCCCTTGCGCCGGGCCAATGGCGCAGCCTCAAGAACGCCTACATGAGCAAGATTCGCGCGTGCGCCAAACGGCCCGGCAGCATCCCCGTGACGACTTCGGCGCTCGGTGCGAGTATCAAACACCTGACCAGTTACAAATCGTCTACAACGTCAAACCCAGCGCTCCTAGCAGCATCGGGAACGACTCTCTACAAGTTCGATGGCGTGAACGTGCTGACCGCGCAGACGATGACGAACGCGCTCAATACAAGTGATATCTATACCGAGGATTTCACCAATGCCTCACTGGTTTCGCGGCTACTGATCGGGGATAGCGCGAGCCTAAAGGCATATGATGGTACGGCGGTAGCAAACGTTGCGGCAGCCGCGGATGATCCGAGCCCGGCCCCGCCTAACGGACTGACAAGCATTAACGCGAAGGGTCATAAGTACCTATGGGTCTACTCCGGCCATGTGTTCTCTTCACCGGGCACAAACGAATTGTTCTATTCCAAACGGTACCAATTCGATTATTGGCCGACGACACAGAATTTTTACCTCGTCCGAGATAATGATTTTATCAACGGCTGCGGCGTAGCTTTTGACGATGTGTGTTTGATCCCGATGCGCAGGGGATGGAGTATACTGACCGGGCAGACGTTCGACAATTTTGATTCAAGCCAGTTCTTGAACACAGCTCAGGGTGTAATTGCACCGCGATCGATTGCCAAAGCGACATACCCGGACGGAACCCAAACGATTCTTTACTTATCCGACGATGGAGTTTATGAAATCTTCATGGTTTCGACCATTGGCGGTACTCGGGTCTATGCGACTCGAGCGCTCATGAAGGACCTGATCGAGTTCAATGCGGTAGGATTCAGCGAGTCGGAGAAGGCTGCAGCTGTGGCAAAGTTCGATGAAACACTCAATATGTACATGCTCTACATCAAAAAAGGCTCGCAACAGTACACCTATTGCATGGACGCACGTAATAAACAGTGGTACGTGTGGACGCTGCCATTTGATGTGATGACGTCGCTGTCATTCGGTGGCGTGCTCTACTTCGCCGGAAGCACCGGACACCTGCACAAGTACGATTCAACTCTCGCGAGTGACTGGAACGAGTCCACTAAAACAACGGGAACGCCGATTGATTGGGACTGCTACACGGACCTGATTGCGTTTGAAAACAGTGGATTCGAGTCGATCCTCGATTATATCATCGTGTCGGCAAAGCAATATTCCAGTGTAGCAAAGATTGATGTAAGCATTAACTTTTTTTCGGGAACAGCGGACTATCTCGGATTAGTGGACAATGAAATCATGGTTTGGGGGTCCGGCCATTGGGGAGATGCAGTGTGGTATAACGTCAACTTCACCGATCTTGTGGGAAAACCCATTCGAAAGCCGGTTCATAAGAAAAGCTACTATTTTCAAATCCGTTTCCACAACAACCGGAATGAGCTTGTTGAAATGTATCGATATCAGTTAAAAGGGAGGTCTAGCGGTAAATGACATTGCCTATTGATCGAACGGCCAAATCTGCACTCGATGCGAATCTGATTAACGGAAATACATCCGATGCCCCGAAGGTAAAGGCGAATAATGATGTGGTGTATAACACCATTGACGAACTTAATGCAAAAGTAGATACCCATACAACGGCTGCTACACTCGCTCATCCTGATGGCAGCGTGACAACTGCTAAGATTGCAGATGGGGCACTGACGACATCCAAGTATGCAGACTTATCTGTGACGCAAGCCAAGATCGCAAATGGAGCTGTAGGCCCGAACCAACTCGCAACCGGACTCGCGGCCACGGCAGATGTGCAAGCGCAGTTTGCCAAGCGTGGGATTGATGTGACGAGTGCGCCGTATAATGCGAAAGGGGATGGGGTAACGGACGACTCGGCGGCTATACAAGCAGCAATCAACGCGGCAGGAGCGACAGGAGGGATCGTGTACTTTCCGCCGGGTACATATTTGCTCGGAACTGCATTATCTTTGACCGTATCCATCAAACCAATTGAATTTATCGGGGTTGGGTGGAGTTACGACAATGGACAAGCGACGAGAATCAAGGTAAGTACCGCCATAAACGCTTTTACGATCAGCAACGGTTCTAATGGACACTCATGGGAAAGCATAGATTTTTACGGTTCAGATATGGGTTTGAAAGCCATCGATGGAACTTATGGCAACAAACTTCGCATTAAAAACTGTTTAATCGAACACTTTGCAACTGGCGCTGATTTGGAACAAGGTCTTTGTGTCGTAAAGGACTGTTATATTCGTAATTGTTCGACGGTTGGACTGATTCTACATTCGGATTCCTGGGTGCACGAAAATGAAATCGCCTCCTGCGGAATCGGGATTCATGTGGTATCTGGGGGGAATCGGATTCACGACAATCTGATTAACTCGAATTCGAGTTACGGGATTTATGTAGACGGAACGGCCACTGGCTCCACGATCGCCATTAATGACATTCATAACAACTATCTTGGTGAGAATGGAACGTGGAACATTCTTGTGGACGGTACGGCCGGCGGTGGACAGGATATCAACATCATCGGCAATTACATTCAACAGGTTACCAATGTTATTGGCGGCGGCATCAAATTAAAATCCATCCGTGAAGCGATCGTCACCAACAATGTATTCTATGGCGGCGGACTGGGGAGTTATAAAAAAGATACGCAGCCGCTATTCATGGATTCTTGTACGAACTGCATGGTCAGTTCCTTCTTAGTTCACGACTCGACGGATTATATTCAGATCAACAACTGCAACGACTGCCAATTCTCGGCTATTCAATCATTTAATCATGGCACATCGGCTACCATAGCAGGACATGAATATGCCATTATTACATCAGGCGGAAACCGGAATCAGTGGCATAATGTCAAAATCGTGGACACCCGCAGCTCACTAGCGTATAACTCCAAGGGGATCTCCAATGCGGATGCAAACAGCTATCTTATCGGGTACTATCTCTATACTCCGGCAGCGTCTCCGGATTTATTTACGAGTACCATGCGCAGATTGCAATTGGACGTGAACACGAACAAATTAAAATTTGACGGATCTTTTTTGGTGGGGAACGCTGGAATTTATACAGGCACAGGATCGCCTCTAAATGTGGTGACGGCAGGTGTTGGAACAATATATCTCCGGACAGACGGCGGGACCGGGAGCACTTTTTATGTCAAAGAATCTGGTACCGATGCAACGGGATGGGTAGCGAAATAAATTGCATGACGAAATACAACAATTTAGTTTATTATAAAGCTTGATAAATTGTTGTATGGGAGAATACGCTATGATTCAAATGAGGAATTTTTTAAGGCCCGCCATCGTGTTGTTGCTCATTTACTTGCTTCAAATGACGATTTACACGTTTTACTCGCTAGGTGCGATCAAGAGTTTCAAAATCGACTTCATCAGCCATGACGCCTACGGATATATCGACATATTCATTTTTTACTTTAGCGCGATCCTCATTTCGTTTATCGTTCGAGGAACAAAGGAACAGTTAACTTTGAAGTGCGTCAAGGTGAAACGGATCTATTTTTTGATTTACTTGTCTTTCGCCTGTTCGCTATATGGGATGTACCATGCTGGGAGCTACCTGTTCTATAACTTCGGATTGCTCGAAGTGCTGAAACTCGCGTTCACCGGGGAGAGCGTGGATTACATTGTCACGGGTTCGGGTAACATCATCCTGAGTGCTTTTGCGCTGCTCGCCACGATTCTGATCGGGACGATCTTTGAGAAGAAAAACAAAAAACATCGGTTTCTATTGCTGGTGGCTCTAGGCATATTGTTCTTTTACTCCAGTATTTTGAATAGCCGAATATTGTTCATTCAAGGCATCATCTTCTTTGCGGTGATCTACTACCGGAAATTCCACTATTCAAGTCAAATAAGCCGTAAAAATATCATTCTGTACTCAATCATCGGTGTGCTGTTTTTGGTCCTCACTTCCGGTTACCGGGATTACAACAAAGAAGGGCGATTATATACAAAATCCGTTATGCAGTGGGGCATCACCCGAATATCCGATTATGTGGTATCAACGACGAATTACTCGTTGGAAATGCCGAATCTTGCGGTAGGTTATGGTTTTCCGAACAACGTGCTTCCCATCATCAACCGAATTTGGGACTCTCAAAATGATTGGCATTACGATTTTGTAAGCATCCAGCAGAACTACGGCTCGGCAGAGTACACCAACAAGGGGTCATTCGGACAAATATTTCTTGATTTTCAGAATTACTTCATTCCGTTTGTCTTGTTTATCGGATTATTGTATGCCCTAGTTTGGAAAAACTTCGACAAAGGGAAAGTGTTCGGTTATTTTTTCTACCCGATATTTTTGTACAATCTACTAGAGAGTATGCGAATCTTTTACTTGGGCACAGAACCGGCGGAATTTTTGTTATTACTGTGCTTGTCATCGTACTTGATTTGTAAAAAATCATATGTTGTAGAATAGTGAGTAGTACATAAGGGGTGACGGCAGGCGTAACAATTAGCCTAATCGTCACCCTTTTGATTATCACCCACATGTAAGGAGTGAAACCATGCCACAAACCATATGGATACCGGGTATCGGCAACACAACCGTACCCGACAATGCAACCGGCCTACCAGCCGGATCGAAGCCAGTGCCAGCACCGGCAATGAGCGCCACCAACACGCCGGGCATGCCGTCTGCTACTGTTCCAGCACCCAAACTCGAGCAGGGCAACCCGTACAACGAGATTCTTTACAGCAAGAACCTGTATGAAGGCCAAGGGGCTACAGATGGCACGAAATCATGGGCAGCGAACAACGCTGATCAGTATTACAAGATGCTCTCGCCTGATGAAGCTGCTAAGGTCCACAACATGAACGCATCGGAGCTCCAAGCATATATCCCGAAGCTACAGCAGCCACAGCAAGCGACACAGACACAGCCGCAACCGATGGCACCACAACCGCCGCAGGTCAATGTTCCGGCTCCAGCCAGTCCATACACGATGACGCCGGATCAAATCCGCGCAGAGGCGCAAGCGCGCATCGCCAAGCAACGAACCGCGCTCGAACAATCGGTGAGCGCCACGAAAAAGGGGCTCAAGAACACCTACGATTACACCAACCAACTCACCAACGATCGCCGCACGCTCGAGAATGGCGTGTTCAACCGCAACAACAACCCATTCAGCGGGCAGACGGATTACCTTGCGGCCAATTTGGCGCGGGATCGCTCGATCCAAGACACCGCGTCAAACAACCAATATAACGCCGCTGTATCCGCTGCCGATAAGCAGTTAGCTGATTTCGACACGCAAGCGCCTGATCAAACGAATGCTTTGGTTGACGAACTCACGCGGATTGAACGGCAATATGGCCTAGACGTAGGCCAGCTGACGGGTAACTTCAACGGTCAGCGCACGCTTTCCGCACAAGGGCAGGATGCGCAGTATACGGGCATGTACGGCGGTCAGATGAGTTTACCGGCGCAGATGCAGTTCGCACAACAATTTGGATACATGCCGCAGGGTAATTCGTTCGCCGCCATGGGTGGACAATCAGGGCAACCCCTTCAAACACTCTCCGCGCAGCAGCAAGCATTTGCTCAACAGATGGCACAGAAGGATGCAAACTGGAACGCTTATAAAGATGCGGTCGATATGACCGGCAATCTCGGCAGCGGTCCAAAACAAGATTGGGGGCAGTTGCTAAATCAATCCGGTCCAGCAAGCGCCTCCCAGCAACGTTGGCAGGATCAATTTGATTACGGCAAACAAATGGACGCGGCCAAGATGCAACAGTCCGCCCAACAATTCGCCGCGCAACTTGGCCTTGACTATTCCAAAATGAATCAGTCACAGCAACAATTCCTGGCAGATCAGGCGTATAAATACGCGGTCCTTGGTGCGCAGAATGATCCCAACAACTTGGATAACCGCTACAAGCAAGCGCAGCTAGACCAGCTCACTCATAAAAATGATGCGAGCGCCGATCATGGCATTGATCAATATGATCTAGCGATGGTGGATGGTCTAGCTACCAAAGCCGGACTTGATCCTAAAAAGGCGTCCGACAGTGAGATTATGAGTTTCGTGGCTGGTTTGAAGAGTCAATACGGATGGACGAAGGATGAAGCAGACGCTGTTGCGAATCACTTGACGAGCCAAAGGGATTCTTCAAGTGGCAACTCGGGAATCAACCAACAACAAGCCATGGATTATATTCGGCGTGGCGCGCTTGGAGCTGCTGGAGGCATTCCAATATTCGGCCCATTGATTACTGCGGCTAATGCAGGAATTGGAGCATATCCAGATATCAAAAACTGGCTCGAAAAGCTCAAGTAAGGGCGGGTGAAGTCCAATGGGACTTTTCGATAAGCAGGTAAAGCGTACAGGTAAAGGGTTGTTCTCCATCGAGAGCGACCCTTACGATACGTCGAAAGTGGACACGCAGATTCAAAATGCACAAACAAGGATTCAAGATGCAGGATACCAGCCAGCGGACTCCGATCAGCGGAACTGGTTTGAGAAAGCCACAAACCTGCCGCAGCATCAAAACTGGTTCTTCGACACGCTGGAACTCCTTGGACGCGGCGGGAATGCGGTAAAGAACACCATCGACAAGTCCTTTATTAAAGGGCAGGAGAATCCCGAGATCGCGTTATGGAAAGGGCTGTCCGGCCAAGAGAAAGTAAATGGTGCAGACCTAGCTCAGGAGATGGGCATCAACAACAAGATTGGAAAGTTTGCGCTCGGAACTGCGCTGGATATCGGGCTCGACCCCACAACATATATTCCGGGCGGCGTGCTAGCCAAGGGCGTGGGCGCTGTGGCGAAACCAGTGGGTAGTGTGCTGAAAGCCGGGTATGATGCGCTTGAGGCGGCTTCTCCTGCCCTCAAAACATTGCGTGAAACTCGCCTACAACCTGCGGCTGAATCGTTTAAAGACGGACTCGGCTATATGTTCAATCCCGACTACAAGATCACACAGACGCTTGACGGTGGTCAAAGCGACGTGCTCAAGAACTTGGCACAATCGACCGAGAATCAACGTCGTATCATGCAGGAGGACACACTCAGATCGATTGGAACGGCTGCGAGAGACGCGGGAGGCATCGATACAGGGGAAGCAGCAGGGCGCATTATGGAGGCTCCTCTGAGGCAATTTGAGGACGTGAAAGCTTATGAATTCCCGGACGGATTAACACGTACTGAGAATAAAGGTGATCTTCAAGCGGCCATTGACCAAAACCGCAGCGCCATCAAAGGCACGGGCAAAGAACTGAGCTCGCAAAATCGCGAATACCAGCAAGCCATTGGCGAGTTTTCCAAAGGGCTGGACCAAACAGACGCGCAGATCCGCAAGTTGTACATGGGATTGGAGCGCAATGCCGGCAAGGAAGTGGACGCGGCGACTCGTCAGAACATACGCGAAGCTTCACGAGAACTGGCAAGGGTAGACAGTCAGATTAACAATTTCGGGCAGAACGAAACCTCTGCGCTGCGTTATTACAAAAAACAAGTACGCCAAGCCCATGAATCCAATTTTGATTTGATTAAAAAGATCAAGGAAACGGCGCCGAAAGGAATCAAGGCGTCCGGGTTTGAAATCCCGAACCGCATCAAGAACCTTGTTAGTGCCGAGGGGAAGGGCATTGACGAGGTAGCAAGTGAACTCGGCTATCAATATGCCGACGATTTGCTCCAGGATGTGAAGCATCTGGACAGCGTCCCGCGCAAACTTTCCGACAGCCAAGCGGAAGAAATGGCACGCAAGGAAATGGAACGTGCGGGCGTCTTTAAACAACTGGAGGAGCACAAACAGGCGTTAACCAAGCAGCGAGAGAACTTATACCAAGCTATTCGCGATGTGAAGCGCGGGGCGAAGTCAACGAATGCCGCCAAAGCGACAGAAAAGGCATTTGCAGACCTTTCCGAACACCCGGAGTATCAACGTCTCTCTGCGCAACGAAACACGCTCAAGGCGCAATATGACGCTATCAAGGGTGAATCCAAACAGGCGCATGCGGCGAAGCTCGAGCAGATCAAGAACACAGAGGCTGATATCGAGGCACTGCGGGAATCGATGAAGAATCCGGTTATGGTCCAAAAAGAGTTACCGCGTCCTCAGCGTGAACTTTCTGCGGATCCGAAGATTCAGCAAGCGGCCAAGACACTCAATGAAAAGAATGCGGAGATTCGTCAACTTGCAGAGGAGAACGGTATCTCCATTCCCGAACTCGAAGGCTATATGACCCACATATTAAGCCAAGAAGAACGAACGCGGAGAAAAGTGGTGAAGCCGGTTTCGGTGGATCGAGGCGCGAACGGCACAGGGAATCCGAACAAGTCCATCCTCAAGAACCGTGAACTGACTGGCAGCGTGGAGGACATCAACGATAAAACGGGACGCAAGTTCTTCGAACCAAATGCTTACTTTGCAACGGCTATCGGTCAAAAACGTCTGATTGACTACATTCACGCGGTTACGTTCCGGCGCCAGGTACTTTCTAATCCTGACTTTGCTCGTCCATTCTATAAGGGAATGGAAGTACCAAAAGATACCGTTGTAATCGACTCTAATCATTACACATTCCTCAAGGATAGCGGCGACTCACTGGACGGTGTCGTGCAGAAAGAGGAGATTGGCGGTCAGTACCTTGTCACCAAGCAAGCCAAGCAGCTTCTTGACCGCTATCAGCGATTGAACACCGACGAAGGCACAAAAGCCTTTCTCAAAGCGTTTGACTCGATACAATCCTTCTGGAAGCGCGGTACGTTGTTCTCACTTGGCTATCATATCCGCAACATGGCCGGCGCACTGTTCAACAACTATGTGGGCGGTATGAACTCTTTAGATCTGGTGAAGTACACTTCTCAAGCGACGAATGATGTACAAAAGGCGCTGCGCGGTCAAGAATCCAAGTTATTCCGTGAATACCGGGAGCAAGGGTTGGGGTCCTCGTCGTTGTCGAATGTGGAGTTTGCAAAGGCTGGTGAAGAACCTGAAAAAGCCGTAGAAAAAACGGTGAAAAAACTGAGCCGTACGACACTCGGTCAAAAAGTAAAGGACAAGGTCTTCAGTCCGTTCGAAACGTCCCGTGAAATTGGAGATACGATGGATCAGGTGAACCGGTTCGCGCTTTACAAATGGGCAAAAGATAAGGGGATGAGCCCGGAGCAAGCGGCGGCGAAGGTGCGGGAGGTTCAGTTTGATTACTCCAAGCTTACACCGTTTGAACAAAATGTGGTCGTGCGCGTGCTTCCGTTCTACCGCTGGATGAAGAACAATATCCCGTTTCAGATTCGTCAATTTATCAATGATCCGCGCAAATATGGGTACATGAATAAGGCTCGGCTGAATGCTCAGGATGTTGTAGGCTTGGACGAAAACAATGTACCGGATTACATGAAAGAAAGCTTTGCCGTTCCCATCTACGGAAATAAAGGCAAAGGGAAATTCCTCGGCCTGAACCTTCCGCTCGGGGATTTGACAAAGCTTTCGACACCGGGTAAGACGTTGGTTGATTCTTTCACGCCAATCCTTAAAACGCCGGCAGAACTCGCACTCAATTACAACATGTTCCGCGGCAAGCCGATCGAACAGTTTGCCGGCCAGCAGAAGCAATACCAAATCGGCAATATGAAGTTTGGTATCGGCATGAAGCCAGCGTATGCGATTGAACAAGCGACCGGGCAGATTGGCCGGGGGCTCAGCGGCTTCTTGCAGAAACCGGAGAGTGTCAATCAAGATAATACCATTCGGCTGCCGGCGCTTGGCATATCGTCGCTCACCAAACCGTTTGATGCTCAGCAATATCAATACTACGACCGCTTAAATGAATTGAGACAACTGCAGGACCTGATCAACTACATCCAGCAGCAAGAAGGTGCAAAACCACGTACCATAGCGGAGATCAAGAAGGGGAGTCGTTAGACTCCTCTTTCTTTTTGCCGAATACCCGATCACCAATACCGCCAAAGAAATCGCCAACGATTCCAGCAAAGAGAAGCGCTCCAATCACCACGAATATGCCAATGAACGCTTCAAACTCATCATGAAGTACACTTTTGAACCAATCGATCCATGCTTGCATCCGATCACGCTCCTTTGTCATTCCAGTTTACACCAAATGGGGCGTGTCTAACTATACCGAAAGGAGTGGATCCCATGATTCAGATGGAACTCGAAATTTGCCTCATCGACAACAAACCCATCGATGAAAGCCAAGCTTACCGTGTGCTGCGAGACGAGGTGGGTGACGAATATGCGCGGAAATGGGTGCGACGCATCGTAATCCCGCCCGACGAGCAAGCGAGTTAGGATGATGCCCCATGAAACTCGAGTACATTGCGGAGCATTGGGAGATCATCGTCGTAATCGGGGCCGTGGTGATGCGGGAGCTCACTAAGAACATGGCGAAGCAGACCGCAACGAAACTGATCGAGCATTTCCTCAGTCCGCAGACCAAAGATATACGCGAGATTAAGCACAATCTAAAAATATTTATGGATGCCAAAGGAGTAAAGGGCGAATGGAGCGAGAGTGGAGAAGGACTGATATCTTACGCAAAGGTTCGCCGGAGCTTATCGCGATCGTTCGCTACATTCTCGAAGGTGATTTTTCGAAGGATTTGCAGATACCAAAGGAGGAAAAGAAAAATGAACAACATTAACTGGGTGACCCTGATTCCAGCACTCTTAGGCGCGCTTAAATTGATCCTGCAGCCGTTTGGTATCGTGATTGAAGATCAATCCATTAACGAAATCACGAACGGTGCAGCGGCTATTCTAACGGTTGTGGGCGTGATTATGAGCCATACGAAGGGAGGCGCGGTCAATGCGCAATCTTACATTTCCGCCGACCCTCGTAAGTGAATTAGGCGTATCGCAGATGCTGGATATCACCGACCAGTTGCCGCATAATCCCGCCTACACATGGGCGGAACTGGCCGGGGCGCGCGATTTAAACGACCTGACGGTGATCGTGCTGCACCACTCCGGTGTACCGAAATCGGCCGGCTGTACGGCGGAACGCCACGCTACGAATCATATCAACGGGCGCGCGTATGAACCCAAAGGGGAGCCGGGAATCCCGTATCACTTTTACATCAATAACGGACAGGCCTATCAAGTCAATGACGTGCTCGACCGAACGTATGGCGTGGCATCGAATAACGCTTATACGGTGCATGTGTGCGTCGAAGGGGAGTATTACAAGACGGATCAGCTCTCGGATGCGGATAAGAATGCGCTTCTTTCCGTGATGCTGACTGTCAAGGCCGCGTTACCCGCATTCAGCGCCTTTAAGGGGCACTGTGAACTGAATCCGACCGATTGCCCCGGCTACAACTATAAAGCGATTATAGGGCAAGCACAGACGCTGGAGCAGCGGCTTAAATCGGCAGATACATGGAGCATGAAGCTTAATAAAGTCGCGGCCATTGTTAATGAGATTAATTACTGCAATGGGCTTATTAAAGCCGGCCCCGATGATGGGAATGCACTATGGGCAATGCAAAAACAGCTCGAGCTTTATGATCTGATGAAGCAAACTGGACTCCTCTAAATACAAAAGCCCCTGTCTACTCATCTGTAGGCCGGGGCTTTAATTATTTATGTGGACACCATTCAGATTTAACCGAGCAGCCACATGGTTTTCTACTTGGATTGCCTCGCCATTCGTCAATGATGGTTCTCATACTTTCTGAAAAGGAAGGGCTCTTGTGAAGTAAAATGTCCCAGTCTTCCTCAGGTAAAGTGATTGAAATACGTTTTGTGACTCCGATCCGTTTACGACCTCTTGTCATCCCTCGTTCACAACCTCAACTTTTATCATGGTATCGTCTAATTCGATTTCAGATAGGGATTGTACCCATACGATGGTTTCTTGTCCGTCTTTATGGGTGATTCTTACTTTTATTAGATTCAATGATTAAACCTCCTTATCCGGCCCGGGTGGTTCGGTCGCATCGATGCCCTTCGGCCTATTCATCCCACCATCTGACGTTAAATGATTTATACCTGTCACTCTCTATATTTGATCTTTTGTCACACTCAACATCTTTTAATCCCTGTTCCTCATAATAACGTTTCATAATTTCCAGTACATCATCACTAACAGCTAAACCATAACGATATGGATAGATATGTGCAGCCTGGAACCCTTTTTGAATACTGTCCTCGATTTCTTTGTCCATTTCGCGGATAAGAACTTTAGCGATTCGTTTCGGTGCAGTTTTCTTATTCTCCATAGCGCGTTCATAGAGTGACTTTTTCGGTCCACTTTTAAATAAAAACATCCCTCTATTCCTCCTTCGTCATTTCTTCGTCCCGACCGAATAATCCCAAGCCGTATAAGGGTTTATTCCTTCTGTATTTGCTCTAAAACAGTACCAACAACAGCACGAACCTCCATGATCCGATCCTTATTCTCGTACAGATCAAACGGCGCGTCTTTCGTCATCTTCCACAGTTCATTCAACCCATCTTCTGCTATTTGTAGACGAGAGAGAAGGAATGGGATATCTATAATTGAATTTGCAATATATTCAGCATCGTTGCGGTGGTTCGGATTCTGGACGTATTCACCGTCATACGTGTTGCAAATGACCTTGTGATTGTTTTTGTGACAACCACCTGATACGCCTTCCTCAATTGCCACCGAATAATCGTCGTGAAACCACGGACCAGGAGTTGCTTTGTTTAACCGTTCCTCGATTTCCTCAATCTTTCCCATGTTCATCCTCCAATCTCCATATCTCCGTAATGTCTACATCCAATTTCCGAGCAACCTCGAAAGCCACTTCCAGCGTCGGCCTCGATCGTCCTGTTATCCATCCACTAGCTGTCGTTAGGCTGACTCCCATCAATTCCGCGAATTCTCCGTGCTTCATTCCCTTGATCGCGAGTATGACCTTTAGATTCGACTTGAGTGCCACAGTATCACCTCACTATATATATTCGACATTGACAAGCAGTTTCCTACAAAAGTTGAAAATTTTTTATAAAGTTGTAATCGGACAAAATATAAAGACCAAGCATACCTCCATAAGTATTACACATGTAAAACAAATCACCTTTGAGGAGGAATTCACATGGCAACAAAGCGTAAATCGGCGGTAGAGATTCAAAAAGAAATGGTGATCAACCTCATGCTGGGCGGCAAGGACGTCTATCTCACACGCGAAGGGAAAGGGATGCTGTGGGGCGTTCCGGTGGAGCAGATCCCGGTCGAAGGCGGAGGCCTCCGCATCATCTACAAGGCGGCGAAGTAACGCATGAAGGCAGCGGATCGCACAATCAAAAGCATTTCGTTTTCCCATGCCGATCCGTATGAAGTGAAGCTCCTGGAGCACAGCGATCGGTTTCGTAACTTTAGTCGGTACGTCAAGCGGTTGATTCAGCGAGATATGGAGGGCGGCTATCCTGCCGCCCGATTCCCAAGAAAGGGTGAGGACGTATGAAGTTGCTCACGTTTGTATTCAAGAAAGGCGATCGGATCATTACGGTCCAGCATACCAACGTCAACGAGGCGTTCAAGGTAGCTGAGGCGCTGTTTCAGCAGCAAGAAAAGGTGGCGTTGTGATCGTCAAATCCACCCGGATTTAAGGGGCGGATACTAATCCATGCAAAGAACCCAGTCAGCAGTAGGGCAGTACAATCATGAACAAGTTGTAGAAGTCATCTTGACTCAAGCCCGCTGGGCGAAGAAGAATGAGGAAGGTGTGGAGATTGAGCGGCGCCAACGCGCATGCCAATAACCGTCGAAGCGCTTGCTCCGTCGTTGTCAGTATTAGTATGGTCAACATGATAAGAGTTTATACATGCGGAGGCGATTTAAATTGATCATCAAAATTTGCGGTAATCCCATCGAGACCGCAAAAGAAATCGTAGAGACCGGAGGCAATCTAAATGTCGGGCAGACCGCTTTACTGGGCGCCGATTATGCGTTTCACGTCGCCGGCTCCATTGTCAAAGGAGTCTGCTGGGATCTCCCGATATGGGTCACCACCCAAACCGTCCACTTAACCGCACAGTGGATCGGCTCTGCGTATGAAGAAGCAGCGCGAAACTGCACTCACATAATTGTGGGGTGCTCTTGATGCGAAGCCGTTTCGATTTCGATTCAGAAGAATTGTATCGGCGAAGCAAGCCTGGATCAAAGATGAATGACCTAGTACTGTTCGCGATCATCTGCGGCTTAGGTATTGCCCTCTATTTCCCGCTATGGCATCTATTAGCTATCGGAGGAAAGAAACTAGTTCTAAAACTGTTCGGTGTATGGCTATGATGGCCTCGACGGCGGCCTTCCTGCTGGTCGCGGGTGGCATGGTGATTTACACATTTGCGGAATCTCTAGTGTTGCCGTATAACACGAATAGATGCGCACCCGGGCGATGGTCCGAGCTGCGCAGAAGGAGCGAAACGAATTGCACGAATACATCAAACGAATTGAGACCGTTATGTCCCTCCGCTGCCCCGATGGAAAGGTTAAGCGAGGAAAAGAATATGTCGGCACACCTTGGAAACTCATTGATACCCGAGACACCGGCAATTGTATTGAAATCGCCTTCGAAACCCCATACGGATACTCAGCCAAGGACCTCCGCCAAGAAACCGACTCCCTTTTTGCCGCAGTCGGAGCAAGAGTGGAGATCAAGGACAGGGCCGGGGCCGTAATCGTGCGCATCATCAAAAAAGATTTCCCCGACCTGCTGAAGTATTTAGATGTGTTGAAGATTCTCCCGAATGGTACAAGACAAGTGCTGCTCGGTGTCGATGCGAATGGCGATCCCATCATTCACGACTTCCGGATCCCGCACATTCTGATATGTGGCATGAGCGGATACGGCAAGACGGATTTCATCCGCTGGATACTTTGGCAGCTGATGCTCCGCAACCATCCGGACTTCTTTGAATATCACGTCATCGACTTGAAGGGTTTTTCGTTCATGCCCTTTGTAGGGGTCCGCCATATGACGCGCATTGCGCTCGATCTTGCCTCTGCAGCCGATGTGCTCAAGGATGCATTCCAAGAGATGGAACGGCGCTCCAAGATGGTGTGGGAAGCGCAGAACCGCAATATGACCAAATCGTTTATATGGCGAATGATCGTCATCGATGAGGCGTCACGACTCAAGCCGGAATATTATCCGATTGGCAGCAGAGAACGAAAGATCGCATCGAGCTGTTGGAATTACATGTCACAAATCTCATGCGTGGGCAGGGAGGCGGGAATCGGTCTCATGTTCTGTACCCAGTATCCATCCCGGGACGTCATCCACGGGCAAATCAAGGCCAACATGGACGCGGTGATCTGCTTCAAAACGCTGAACGGAATCCACTCAGACGTCGCCATTGACTCTCCGTTAGCCGCCAGCTTGCCGACCGGTCGTCCGGGCCTCTCCATCATCAAACGTTCCCAGGAGACCATACAGACGCCGTATGTGGGGAACGACGATGTGTGGAAGCTGATGCTCTCTCCGTTCAAGGAGGCCGCGCATGAAAAAACTGAGCCCGACGAGCCTACAAATCTTAAAGATTTTGAGTAACTGTCCTTTCGCTTCGACCGACACCATTTCCATGTTGTTCGATAAAAATGGCAGCCCGTCCAAAAGGGCAAGCGAGCATCTAAAGCAGTTGGAAAAAGCCAGACTGTTAGCCGGGCAGCAGCAATCGATTGGTAAGCCGAAGTTATGGAGACTGACCCAACAGGGGAGGAAATACGTCGGCATTGAAGGAAGGGCGACGAGTTGGAAGGTAGATACAGATCACTTTGATTCCCTTGCTGCAGCCTACACCGCAATGATGTTGCGTTTACCGGGATTCAGCAGGTGGATGATGGAGCTCCGCGAACCGTTCGGAGTGAACGAAAAGTATTGTGCAGATGCTTTTTTTGTTGCGGATACCGAGAATGGTTCAATGCCGTTCTTCTTGGAGATCCAGGTATCACCCAAGACAGAACACGATTGGTCCCATAAATGGGAACGAACCGAAAAGTTCTTCCGATCAGATGAATTTCGATCGGCATCGTTTCAATACGCAAAAGAGAAAGGGAAAACCTTCCCATCGTCCCTATGCCGAATCATTGTCATCTCCCCGCGTCAGCAATCAGATACAATTCTAGCCAATACGAAGCTGCCAGTATCCATCTTCCGAACGATCGATGAATTTATCCGACACATAAAGGACGGTGTTTCCCATGCTCCTCTTCCTTGCGGGAGCAGCACTCCTGAGTTACGCAGCGGGGGGGCTCCAACAAACAAGGCGCGAGATGTTGCGCGAGAAGCAGGAGATCGAAAGCCAAAAGCCCCTACTGGCCGAGAAACTGCTCGCAGCCGAGTCATCCTCCCCGGTGCTGCTGCCAACCAAGGGCGAAGCCTTGCCGACCAATTCCGAGACGCACTATCACGTTACAATACTTGAGAACGAGAACGGAGATATCGTCCACGTACCGCAACCTGTTTGGGAACGGATGAAGAAAAAGTCTGAATTAGTCGAAGAGGACGAAGAGCCGGAGAGCGAAGAGAGAGATGAGGAAGAAAACGAAGAAGAGGAGTAAATATAGGGCGTAAATATCATGTTTATGAATACTTAGATTTACGAAGGCGTTCAATTCCAATACTTAAAGACAGTCACGGAGACCCTTGGCGCTCACAACGTTACGATTTTGATTAAAAAAGTATCCCCAAGCCGAATGACTTGGGGATAACTTTGTTTTATATGTTCAATTTCCAATCCACTAATTCAACCGGTATCAATTTCCCTGGTCTCGCCACACCGCGTTCAACAGGCGTATTGATGATGATCTCTTTAAATACGTCTTGTATGAATGCTTTCTTCGCCAATTCATCTTCTAGCTGATACCACAATTCGCGGAGTGAGGAAAGCAGGTGCATGATTTCAACCTGACTCCAATGACTCTTTATCGTAGCTGCAGCCGGCTCGAGTTTGGCACGTACCATTTCCTCTTTGATTCGTTCCTCTTCCATATGCGACTTCAATTCATCGATCGTGATCGCATCCGCGGCGAAAGCCTCCTGCCATTTCTTCCGGCGTTTCAAAATATTGTCCAAGTCCCGTTTTAGTGCATCCTGTTCGTAGTCCGGATCCGGATCAATATTCTCAGGAATAATTGCCAGCTTCTTAAACTGCTCGGAGTCCTCATGTAAGGACGACAGAAACACCTCCGTAATCGCTCGCTCGCTCAAATAGGGCATATTGCACGTTCCGTAATTGACGCGGCCTAAACACCTATAGAATCGCCGTGACTTGCCTGTTTTGTTATCGCGCTGGGTAACTCCGATCATGCCATATCCACATCGAGCGCAGCGGAGTACACCTGTGAAGTGGAAGTCAGAAGATACCTTTTCGCGTTTTACAAACCGCTTGTTTCGCAGCTGCTGGATATAATTGAATTCCTCTTCGGAAATGATAGGCTCATGGGCTCCCTGTACGACGATTTCGTTATAGGTTCGACTACCGGCCAATTTGCGGTAGTTCCAGCGGAGTTTTCCGCAGTATACGGGGTTGGTCAAAATATAGCCAATAGAGAAATTCGACCACTTACGTCCGTCTTTGTGCGGATATGTAACCGGATCATTGTTGAATAGTTTCGCAATCGCACGGGTGGAAAGGGGCCGCTTATATAATTCATAAATCGAACGAACGATTTCTGCTTGCTTCTCGTTGATTACCAATTGACCGTCAACCAAATCATAACCAAGAGGCGCGATAGCTCCGTTACGGAGTCCTTTGCGGTGACGCTCCTCCATAACGAAGTGTACGCGCTCAGCGGTCGTCTCACGTTCAAGCTGGCCGAGTGATATGGTAAGCTCGAGTTGAAACCGACCCATGGCCGTTGTGGTGTCAATGTTCTCGGTTGCTGATTTAATGCCGCATCCTTTTTTCTCTAGCGATTCCGTAATCTTTTGAAAGTCTCGGGAGTTTCGGGTAAAGCGGTCCAGTCTCCAAAAGAATATTACCTGGGCACGAATCTGATCGATATCGCTCAGCATCTTTTGAAATTGTGGGCGCTTTGTATTCTTTGCAGAGTATCCTTCATCCACATACATGCCGACAATCTCATAACCAAGTTTTGCACATTCGCGGCGAAGCAAGGTTTCCTGTGCCTCGATACTGTACCCTTCCTTAGCTTGATCCTCGTCAGAGACCCTTATATAGCAAATTGCTCTCATGATGTCCCTCCTAGTTCAAACGGGTATAGCGGGTAATGTTGTCCTTCAATTGGAGTATCGTTGTAACCTCCAGCTTTTGCAATGGCAATCCAATCCACGGCATATCGGTACGCCGGCGCAGCACACCTTGGGTTCGGGCATACGCCAATCGGTAACTTTCCATCTCGCGTCCATGATGTCTCTGCAAAGGTGTGTTCGCATTTAGAGCACCATAGATGCTTCATAAGCCCTCCTGTATAAAAGGTACATATTGGAAACATTCGCAACTAATGCAAACAAAAACTTAAAAAACACTTAAAATTTACAGAATTTTGCGAAAATATGAATTAAGTACCTTGTCTACCAAGGTCGAATAGACTATATTGGTGTCGTAAACTACATTTTGTAAGCGCAACCCATAACGAACGGGCATACTCGGCGAAAGCCGGGGACGCAAAGCTACAGGGGCTAAAGCCGAAAGGCTACGCCAGCCAGTTGTCGAACATGGGTCTTTTTGTCTCTATATTCGACGATCGTACTTATCATCGCATCTGAGAGAGGGTGGGAGTATCGGTAAGACTGAAGTTGTTACCTCAGGGTAACACTCGGACTTGGGGTGCGAGTATTTCTACTCGTCCTCACCGCTGCTATGCTCCCACGTATATAAGTCCTCAATCGAACAGTTTAGAACGTCCGATATCGCCTTGGCCTGATTCAAATTCATCTTTTTGCGGCCAGTGCAAAAATGACTTATCATAATACGTGAGAGGTTAACGCGCTCCGCAAGCTCTGTTTGAGTCATCTCAGCTTGTCGTAGCCGTTGTCGCAGCAGGCACTTCCCCGTCCGGAGCGCCATTTGCGAACCTCTCTTTTTTTATTTGTCGAAAGAACGCGAAAAATCACTGTTGAATGAGAATACATGTTCGTATAAAATAGTAGAACAATGAGAACAGGATGGTGGAACATGGAAGGACAGCCTAAAAACATCGTAGCTGACTTTATTAATAAGGCTAGTCACAGACAACTTTGTGAATTGTCCATACTCCTGTCACAACAAGCAAACAGCGATCTGACCAATATCATTGAAAGATTGGATTATATCGCTAATTTAACTTTGCTTGTCGAGTAATGATTTCACCATATCCTCGATCAACTTTTGTTCGTTTGGCGGAAGCTTTGAAATATCTTCAATTAGCTTCATCTTCTCTTCTGCAATAAGTTCGTTTTTTGTTTCTTCATCAATCACCCCGGAAATATGGAGTAACTCTTGGTAAGGATATTTGTATGCCTTGCTAAGAAGCTTCAAAGTCTCCGGTGTTGGTGTAACGGGATTGCCGGATCTGAGGTCATATCCCTTTTCAAGTATGCTCAAATAAGTATGACTTACCCCAGCTCGCTTAGCAGCATCTCGCAAGGATTCCTTTCCTCTCAATTCTCGCAACAAATCCCCTAAGGAAGACAAATTAATTCACCCCCTGTAATACCAACTTTACAGTATGTAAAACAAAATATAAATAAAATGTGAGTTAAACATACTTGACGGTTATGTTTCACATGTGCTACAGTCATATCAAGGAGGTGTTACACATGTTAAACAACAAGCTGCGCGAAGTAAGAACAGATATTGGAATGTCTATAGCAGAATTAGCGCGCAGGGCGCATACGTCAAGGCAGACGATCTATCTTATTGAGAAAGGAGAAATTAAGAATATCTCTGGAAACCTGATGTTCGCTATTGCAGATGCGCTGAAACGTGATGAAAGGGAAATTTTTTTTACCAACAGCGTAAACCATGTGCAACAAAATCAACCTGCATAGAGGATGGTGAACATGACACAACTCGCTTTATCCAATGACCTCATGGAAATATCAGCAGAGATAAATGTGTACAAGCAGCAAGCCGGGCAAGCAGTTTTCGAGATTGGTAAGCGATTGAAGCATGTAAAAGATAACGATCTGGCGCACGGCCAATGGTTGAGTTGGCTTGATTCTGTAGACATTCCTGCGAGAACAGCACAAGCGATGATTCAAGTATACGAACAGTTTGGAAATGCGCAGACGTCGTCGCATTTGGGAACAGGAAAACTATTCGAAATGCTTTCGCTTCCTGAGTCCGTCGATCGACAAGAATTCATTCAACAACCGCATGTAATTCCTGCCACTGGTGACTCAAAGACTGTAGACGAAATGACGGTCAAAGAGTTGCGCGAAGTGAAGAAGGCTCTGCAAGAAGCAGAACGCAAAGCACTATCTGCTCTGCAAGTTGCGCAGAACCTTGAATCAGAACTAAAGCATACAAAGACACGGCTACAAAGCGAATTGAACAGGCCTCTGCCGCAGCCGCAAGTGATTACGAAAGAAAAAGTGCCTGATGATTACCACGACCTGAAGCGCCAAGCTGCCGAAGGGCAGAAGTTAAACATTGAAGTGGTACAACTCAAACGGGCACAAGAAGAAATGCGCCAAACCTACGAAACCAAGTTAAGCCAACAACAGCAGCGAGATTACACAAAAAAGGAGCTTCAGAAACACCTTGGAGAGCAAATACGTGCCATAACGATGAACCATGATAGCGCGATTTTCAACTACACAGTTATTCAAGGTGATCGAGAAGCTCACGACATGGTTATGAGGTATCTACAACAATATGAATCCATCATCAAACAACAATTCCACGAATGGGAACAACTTACTTCCATTCGAGCCGTTAACTAAATCCCAAAGGAGACGATCTAAAATGGCAATCGAAAAACAAACTGACCGCTATGAAATCCTCTTGAAAGTAAGCGAAAACCTCGCAAACACCGTAACGACTCTGAAAGATGACGTCTCCGGGATCCGCAAAGAAATATCCGAGATGAAGACGGTCGTTAACAGACTACCCGGAGATTCCCGTATGCAACTTAATATCAAAACTCGGGCAACCAAGAAAGTGGTTCAAATCCTTGGAAACCCCAAGAACCCTTTGTTTAAGAAAACAATTTCGAACCTCTGGCACGACTTCTGGCAAGCGTTCGCGGTTACGACCTACAAGGATACGCCGGCGGCACTGTACGACGAAGCAATCTCCTTTATCGATCGGTGGAAGCCGATGGAACTTGTTGGTCTGGAAGAACCGAAAGCATAAGGAGGCCCACACCATGAACGAAAAAAAACAATTGCCCCAACCAGAATTCACCAAACTGATGGAAAAAGTCAATCAACATCTGATGCCGGCCTTTGTAAAGCAGTTGCAGAATCAACCGAAACCGGGTCAAGAAAACAAGCCCGCATAATCCCTCACATCATACCAAAATATGGGTAGTTCGTCACATTAAATAATCGTATACGGCCCGGGTAATGCGGTCGACTCGAAGAGAAAGGATGAAGAACAATGGCTACATTCAAGAACAATGGCTACATTCAAAGATGTACTTGTAAAAGCGCTTAATGACGGAAAGATGAATCTCTACAGCGTCAACCAAAACCTAATGGAAGTGTCTCGTCAAACAAAGAAAAAACCAGCTTATCTCAAAGTGGCAGTTGGTGAGGATTTGGTAGATGGGATTATGCGGAGGGAACGTGTAGCTTTTGTGATTGAGATGGACGGCGACGAGTTGAATGAGATTGCTAATGATTTTAATGGTTTGCCGAAGGCCACCGATTCGACCGAATAATCCCAGCGAAGCGAGGGCCGAAGCCCATGTCCTGCAACAACTCTTGTGAATGCTGCAAGACCTTACGACGAGAGCGTGAGATAGACGCTCAAATCGCCACACTCGAAACCCTTCTCAAGAATCGGAGGAATGAACGTGAACAAGGACAGTATGACGCCGGAACAAATCGAAACGAGGCTTCAACTGCTGCTGGACGACATTGACGATCGGATTCACCCCAATGATGAAGAATCGCCGTACCTGGTGCAAGCGGCACGGGAACTGGTGGATGATCTGATGGCGAAGATCGCCGACATGGTCGCGGAACTCGAGGCATGGAAAGGAGCTGCTACAGGTGAGAAAAGCAACGCTGCCTAACGGAACCATCGGCTCCATCGTGGACTATGACGCATCCGGTTACTACATCCAATGGCCGCTGAGTGTGGGTCCCCATACGGCTCATTATACGCCGGAGGAGATTGAGAAGTATCAGATTGAGATTGAGAAGAATGTTCAGGAATTGAAACCGAGTGCCTAGCTTCGGCTCGCGCGGATTCGGTCGAATACGAGGGCGGCATAGCCGCGAAAGGATGAAAGACGTGAGACAAATTAAGTTCAGGTTCTGGGATGCAGTTCGGAAAGTGATGGACAATGAGGTGACCATGATTGCGTTGCACTGGAAATGCGATAAGGACCCAGCGGTGTATTGCAAAATAACAGAAGGTTTCGTCTACGACGAATACGGAAGAACAGTTCCCTATTACTCGGATGGTGCGCTTATGCAATTCACCGGACTAACCGATCGGAACGGGAAAGAGATTTACGAGGGGGATGTATTCCCGCCTACAGAGAGAACACGTGGAGAAGTAACAATTGTTTGTTACGACTCCAAGCAGGGCAGATACAAAGCGGTTCCCCTTAGTTTGTACAAGGCTAATGCTGGCAATGGCGGTTGGACTGGATACGATCTAAATCAGTTTAGTGAAGTCATCGGCAACATCTACGAGATGCAGGATGGGCCGAAGGGCTCCGAGACGACCGAATAGCCGCGAGCCGTATGAGCTTTTTCAAAGACATAGACTCCATCATCAAATGGTACACCAAGGAGGCCAAACCCATGAACAAAGAACGCATGCAAGAAATCGGCGAACAATGCCGGCAAGAATGGATCGCCGATCAAATCCACGCGGCACAGCAAGAAGAGGTCGAGCTGCGCGAACTGGTACGAAACTTCGTGGTCACTTCAATGGACGCGGGTCTGTACCCTGATCAAGATGTGTTCGAGCAAGGGCTGCACAACGTCACGTTCGACCAATCCTTGCACATCACGAATCTGTTCAACTGCGAGATCGAGCGGTGGAAGAGGTTGGATGGTGCAACGTTGGAGGTGATAGCAGGATGACAAACGGAGCTGCAATTGGCTACGCAATATTGGCGTCAAAAAGACTCGGATTGACGCTGGAACAGATTCGCCAGCTTGACCGTGCGATGTATGAGGCCATGGACGAATACACCGAGGAAGAAGCCGAAGAGGTGTATCAAAACACATGAGCACCCTCGACTACATCAACTGGACCCTATGGTTTGTACTCGGATCATCCTGCTTTATCGAATCGATCCGAACCACAATCAAGATCAGGAAAGGAGGGAAAGAGCGATGACACATGTGGAGCTCGCAAGGATGTGGAAAGAACGCGGGGGCAGGCAGTGGTGGATTATCGCCAAAAGCGGCTTACGGCTCGCAAAAATGGCGCTGAACGTCTGCGAAACGTCCAACGCCGGTTGATCCCCCACAAAGGAAATCAGGTTATCTGCATTATACACGAAACGGAGTGAAACGAACATGGAATTGCCGAAAGGATACCTCAGCGTTTCACAGATTCGCTCATACTTACGCTGCCCGAGGCAGTACGAACTCAAATACATCTACGAACAGAGAGAAACATACGGGCCGAGTTTACTCGTCGGCAAGGCATTCCACAGCGCCATTGAGGCTGCGAATCGAGCAAAGGCAAGCGGTAACGATATTCCCGATCTGCGCGACATCTTCAACGACTCCTGGGAGTCCGAGAAAGACAGCATTCGGTTCGGTGATGACGATGATCCCGGTCAGTTAAAGGACCGCGGAATCGAAATGACGGTTAAATACTACAACGAATACGGGCAGCATCTGAACCCGGATTTCATCGAGACAGACTTCGAGATCAATGTGGCCGATGTTCCGCTGAAAGGATTCATCGACCTAGCGGAAAAGGACGGAACGATCCGGGATTTCAAGACGACCGGCACAACACCACAGAAGGACGTTGCGGATTCCTCGATACAGCTCACGGCCTATGCGCTGGCCTACCGGGAACTTACGGGTCAGGAAGAGGCGAAAGTCGGACTCGACTATGTGATCAATCAGAAACGGGATATCAAGATCATCCGGCACGAATCCACGGTATCGGAAAGCCGAATCAAACGGTTCGAAAACACGGTTCACGCGGTCGCAACGGCAATTGACGGCGGCATCTTTTACTCGAACGAAGAAGGCATGGCCTGTAGCTTCTGCAGTTTCAAGAGCCAGTGTAAAGGGAGGTAATCAGCGTGTGTAAGAAAAGCGAATCGATTAAGAATATCGCGGTTGCACTCGCCAAGTTTAACGGCGAAGTCAGCAAGATCGAAAAGGACTCCGCGAACCCGCATTTCAAGAACAAATACGCCAGCCTTGACCATATCATCGACGAGATCCGGCCTATTCTTACCAAACATGGACTCTCGATCATC